TACCAAATGCTAATATTCTAGATGTAATTAAGATTGCGTTTTTATCACCCAATACCAAATCATTAATGTTTACTCCTGGTTCAACTACTACTGATTCCAATAACTTATCCAAATGTAATCCTTTACGAATTAGATTTTGATTTGTAATAATGTCTTCTTCTTTTGCAGTCATTAATTTGATTGTAATCTCTCCTTTTGCAAGGGGATTACTTTCTGGATATACCAATCCTTTTGAAGGCAATGATATAGTTTCAGTTGGGAATGCGAATGATTTTTGTGTTTGAGTTGGTTGTGTACCTAATCCTCTTGTAACTTGTTGTTCTATGTTTTGTTCCATAAATAATATAACTTTGTGTTTAATAATATATATACACTTTTAAAAAAAATAAAAAAGGGGATAACATTTCTGCATCCCCTTCTTTTTTATTATTTTTATTCTAAATTAAAACTCAAGTACGGCGTAGTCATACGAAAGTGTAAGTTCAATTGAAACTGGGTCGTTTGAACTCCAATCTAAATCACCAAAGTTAGCTGAATTGATAAATGCTCCTTTTAAAGTCCATTGTTCAACTTTATCACCTACTGGGCCTAAAATATAGAATGTTACATCTTTTTTATAGAAAGCTGCGTATCCATCTCTACCTGTTAATGACTCATGTGATTGTCTAACCCACTCCATAACTTGTTGTGCACCTGATGGTACAATTGGGTCATAAAGTGTTATCGTTACATCGTCCCATGTAGATTTTCCTTTAATCTTTCTTTTTACGTTAATATGGTCTAATTCAACTACTTCCGATGTGAATGTAGGTCTATTCGCAGTTTTGATGATATATGATTCTATACCATTAATTTCCATAATGAATCTATTACTTAACTTAGGTTCAAAATTCTTATAAAAAATTTTATCAAACTCTAATATTTCTGGCATTTCTTTTTATTTTTATTGTTTCTATTATAAATATCTATTTCTTAAATTATCCGTTAAATGCTGCTCCAGTTGGTAAGATGTTGAAATCAATTTGAATGAATTCAGCGGTCTTAGTTGGTTGTAAAAAGATAGAACCTTTCATAATGTTTCTATCAATTACATCTGGAGTATTATTAGAATCGTCCATTACAACACGGAATGCGTACAAACCTTGTCTTTGTTGGATTGATTCTAAATAAGGGTTAACAATATTTAAAAATCTGTTTCTTGTTTCTGATGTGTTTTGTTCAAATACTAAGTATCTTGAAGTAGATGCGATGTATTTTCTTACAGTTAATAATAATCGTCTTACATTAATTCTGTCTAATGCAGATGGTTTATCTTGTAAAGTTTTTTGACCGAATACTACGATACCTTGTCCTGGGAACTGAACGATTGGGTTTACCTTTCCTTCATATAGAGTATCTTTTTCAGACTGAGTTAATCTATTTATTACACTAACTGCTCCTACTAATCCACCTCTATTCAAACCTGCTGGTGCGAACCACTCAGCTGCTACTCTATCGTTTGCTGCAAATACACCTGGAAGTAATACTGATGGTGGAACTGAAATCAATTTGTTTGTATTAACATCAATTGTCTTAACCCATGGGTAGTAAGTTGCTGTCATATTTGAATCTACTGAGTCTGCTTGTGTTGTAGCTTGTGAAATTGAATCACTCGCTGCAGTTGTATCCATAATATAGAAACAATCATCTCTTTGTTCAACCATGTCTAAAACTGAAGTTGCTACCGAAGAATGTAATCTCCTAATAACACCTGGAGTTACAACCATATTGATATCAAATTCATCAGCGTTAGATAATGCAGATATGTGTTTACCATATGCTACTGAACCTGATGATAATGAGTTAGTCAAATTTAATCCTTGTGAGTTACCTGCTATAATATTTGTTCCAGTATAAATTGGAGTTGTTGGATTCATACCATCAAAACCTTCTTGAAATGCTACTACGAATTGTGCAGTTGTATCACCTACTGATAATGTACCACCATTTGATGCGTCTAAACCAAATACTGAATTAGAACCTACACCTGCTCCTGTTGGAATTGGTTTGATATAAATTGAGTTATCTGTGTTACCATCTAAATCAATACCACCAAATACAGTTGATGAAGCACTTACGAATGTTACTGCAGGAATCAAAGCTCCTACACCAGCTGATGCTGAAATAGGTAATTGATATGCTGCGTGACCAAATGGAACTGCTTGAACTGGTGCTGATTCATTTAAGTTTACAATTCTAATATATTTTGAATTATTAACCCAATCACCTGTTTCAGTTATTTTACCTTCTGAATTGATTGTTTGTTTTCTATCACCAATTACTCTACTAATATAGTTTGGAGAATTAGGGTCTAAGTTTACATTAGAATAAGTTTCTAATACATTTTTCTTTTTATTTGTGTCAGAATATCCTCTTACAACTAATGTGAATGTACCATAATCAGTACCATTTACACTACCTGCTGCTTTGATATTTGAAATAGCTATTTTTACTTTTGTATTTGCTGTGTTTCCTGCACCAATCGTTTCAATTTGGAATAGATTGTATCTATCACCAGAAATTGTTTGAGATTTGATATATGGAGTTACTGCTTCTTGTGCATCAAATGTAAATAATTGGTCATCTAATACAGTTACGCTAGATGATGTGTTTGTACCAATTGTTACACTATGGTTTTTGAAAAATCCGTAAACATATGCACCTTTAGCTCCTAATGGAGATGTACCAAATGTTGCTTCAATATCGTTTGTATCTTGTGAATCTAATGATGATGTTCCTGCGAAATTTGTTGAACCTGTTACACTAATGATAAAATCACCATTTGATAACGTTGTAAGTGATGAACCACTCAATCCTGTTGTTAATGTGTTTTTATCGGTAGGGAATAAAATACCAACTGATGCTGATACTGAACCCGTAGTTAATGTGAATAATAAAGGATTTTGTCCAGTATATCCACCAATACCTGCCACTCTACAAATTGTTGCTGTTCCTGCTTCTCTTAAATATGATTGTACTGCTAAAGGAGTATAATATGTGTCATCAACTACACCATACAATGTTTCAAACTCAGCTTGTGAATTTACGATTGTTGGTACTAATGGGCCTTCTTTAAAAGGGCCAATGAATGCTGCTCCAATGTCAGCTACACCTTGTTGTAAAAATGAAAGGTCGTTTTCTTTTGTAAATACGCCTGGTGATACTATTTTCTCTGCCATTTTATAATGCTTTAATTTAAATTTATTATTTCTCAATATAAATATAAATTAAAAGTCCAAAACATTAAATTATGAATTGGACTTTTGTATTTTAATTTTTTATGAGATTATATTTTACTATTCAGTAGGTGCTTTAATCAATTTGAAGAATACATTTAAGTTTCCTTCGGTTTCTACATTTGCTAATTCAGATAAGTCAAATGATCTATACTCTAATTCTTTTTCCTCTGATAATAGTTTTTCGTACTCTTGATTAAATTCAATAAAGTTTGAAGTTAATGAACGGGAAACTGTATTTCCTTCTTCATCTTTTACTTCATCGTACATTTTGATGAAAACTTGTCCTTCTTCCTCTGTACCTAATTTTTTAATCAATTCTTCTCTTAGTTTTTCAACGCTTTCTTTTTCAGATGCTACTTTCTTTCCTAATTCGTTTAACCAGAATTTAGACACTAATGAAAGTTTTTCGTTTAATAAACCTTTTGATGTAACTTCTCCTGTTTGTTGATTTTTAACACCGAATAATTCTGCTTCTAATGTTAAGAACTCATGTAACTTAAGACTAATTTTTTCCATAATTCAATTTTAGTTTTGTTTTTGTTTGTGTATATAAATATATATTGTAAATTTTTTTGAAAAGTATATTTTATTGTGATACTTCGTATGTTACGGTAAATCTTAAGTATAATCCTCCTGCTCCTGATGTAGCAGTGGTAGTTGAACTGACTGAACCTTGTCTATCTCCATTTACATTACCTATTGCAAATACTACATAATTTGTGCTGTTAAAAACGGTTGCATCTAAACCAGTAAAATTAGTTCCAGAACACCAAGCACTAAATGGATAAAAATAAACTCCACCTGCTTGCCAGGTCATATTTCCACCTAATCCACTACCACTTCCCGCTGTAAATGGTAAAGACAATCTTAATACTCCCGAATAACTTGGAAATGTTTGACTATTTATTAAAATACTTGCCGTAACTAATCTTCCCAGTCTTGTGTAAGAACCTTCTCCTACTGGCCCAGCTCCTGAAGAAGATCCACATGCATATACACACCATTTTCCTTCTTCATAATAATTTAGTACACAATTCCCATTATTAAATTTAACTCCACTTTTTGGACAAATGGTTCCATAGAAACAAGACACACCATTTGTATCAATAAATAAATGATTACCGCCTGCAACTGAAATACTTCCACCCAAATATAATCCATCTCCACTTCTTGCGTTCAAATAAGTTGCTGCACAACTACTATATAATCCGTAAACATTTGTATCTCCTGAAAATCCATATATTGAAGCGTAATATCCTCCTCTTAAATGAATTTGGTTATTATCACCTCCTACTGTTAATCTTCCTGAAGGAGTAGTACAATTTATACCCACACAACCTCCATTGTTTATTACAACTGCTGGATCTGCCACATTGGTTCTAAATTGAATTACACTTCCATACAATCTAATACATCCACCTGTTCCTTCATTATTTAAGTCAAAATTAGAAGTTGTGTTTCCTCTAATAATAGTATTTACAGTATCAACATCAAATGTTATACCACCATTTGCACCACTTCCACTAATATGTAATTTTTTATCAGGATTGAGTGTTCCTATTCCAATACT